AAGCCGGCGACCTGTACGAGATGCGGGCCAGCCTCTCCAGGGTCTTCGAGGAGATCGTCGAGAGCAGGAAAGGCGCCGCCGGCGTCTACGTCTCGCCGGAGTCGAGCCTCCGCTGCTCGGCCGTCCTGTCGTGCGTCAGGGTGCTGGCCGAGAGCATGGCGGCCATGCCGTTCAACGTGTATCGCAAGATACCCGGCGGCGGCAAGGAAATCGCCGAAGACCACCCGCTTCAAGACGTTCTGGCCTACCAGCCCAACGACTGGATGACCAGTTTCGAGTGGCGGGAGTGGATGACCAGCCAGATGCTCCTCTGGGGCAACGCCTACTCGCTCATCCGCCCCGGCCGGCGCGGCAGCGTGGATCAACTCATCCCGCTCCATGCCTCCCGCATGGAGATCGTGCGGCTCGAGAACGGCCGGCTTCAGTACCAGTACCGCGAGGACGGCAAGCCGACGCCGACGCCCTACCGCCAGGATCAGATTTTCCACCTGCGATGGCTCTCGAGCGACGGCGTGACGGGCTACGTCCCCACGACGCTCTCGCAGGACGCGATCGGCTTGGCGCGGGCGACGGAACTCTACTCGTCGTCATTCTTTTCCAACGGCGCGCAGAGTGGCACCTATATCGAGACGGATCAGCCATTCAAGCCCGAGGCCATCCAGCGGTTCAAGCAGCAATGGGACGACGCTCATCGCGGCCCGATGAAAGCGTTCGGAACCGTGGTCATGCCGCATGGATTTCACAAGAAGACCGACCCGGTCAACAACCAGCACAGTGCTCTCATCGATACGCGCCGCTACGCCGTCGAGGAGATCGCCAGGTGCTATCGGGTTCCTTTACATATGCTCGGCGACTTGACGAATGTCAGGCACAGCACGGTCGAGCAGGCCGCCATCGACTTCGTGACCTTCGGCCTCTATCCGCATACCCGCCGCTGGCAGTTTGCCTGCCGTCGCGACCTGATCACCGAGGATCGCGACTACTTCGTCGAGTTCGACACGACGGCGCTCCTGGCCGGCGACTTCGCCGCCCGGGCGCAGTTCATGCGGGAGGCGTTCAACATGGGCGCCCTCTCGGTGGATGAGATTCGCGCTCAGATCGGCTACAACCCGCTGCCCGACGGCTTGGGCAATAAGCGGTTCGTGCAGGTGAATATGCAACTGCTCGACGCTTTTACGCTGGAGACGCCCAATGGGCAGCCGGTGGAGGAGCAGCCCTCGCCCTCATCTCCAGCCAGCGACGAGTCGCCGGCCGGAGATGACGACGCCCTCGACGGCAACGACGGCCCGGCCCCAGCCGACGCCGCTGTGACCGACGCCCGCGAAGCCCTCTTCCGCACGACCCTTCGGCGTCTCGCCGCGGTCGAGGCCGACGGCATTCTGGAGCGGCGCAACAAGCCGGCCAAGTTGCAGGCGTGGCTCGAGAGCCACGAGCAGCGGATGAAGACGGAACTGCACGACGCCGCATTGGCAACTGGTCGGGACATCGACCAGTTCGTGCTATCGTGGATGGAGGAGACGAGGGAACGGCTGCTGGACTGCCATCGCTCCGGCAAGCCCTATGAGGAGGCGACCGCCACATGGACGGAACGTGCGAACTTGAGCGTCGGCTGATCGCCGAGCAGCCTGGACTCGAGGTGAAGGCCGACGAGAACGGCCGCACCGTCATCCGGGGCTATGCGGCCGTTTTTGAGTCCGAATCGCAGGACTTGGGGGGGTTCTACGAGATCGTGGAGCGAGGCGCGTTCGACGAGTTGATGAAGTCAAACCCCGACGTGTTCGGCAAGTACAACCACGGGCGGGTGATCGGCCGGACTTCCAGCGGGACGATGCGGCTCATGGTTGATGAGCGTGGCCTGCGATACGAGATCGACCCGCCCCGCGCCGCCGCCGACGTTGTCGAACTCATCGAAAGAGGCGATGTTCGCGGATCGAGCTTCGCCTTCCGCAGCCGCCCCGCAGACGAGTCGTGGCAGCGCGACGCCAACGGCCGGATGATCCGCCGCATCAAGAAGTTTTCCTTCCTCGGCGACGCCGGCCCCGTCGATACGCCGGCGTATCTCGCCACCGAAACCTACGTCAGTAAGCGGGCCTTGGAGATGGCACAGAGTGAGCAAAGAGCGACTGAGTCTGTGGTGGAGCCTGTGGTCGATGATTCTCAGGCCGAAACCGAAGTCCAGCCGAACGATTCGGTGGCGCCCGAAAATGAGGAACGAGCGTCCGTCAGCATGAAGCCGACCGCCGGCATGGCCTCGGCGGCCCGGCGCGGCCTGAAACTGCATGAGGAAGGCAAGTCTGGCGACGGCCTCAAGCCCGAGACGGTTGCTCGAGCGAACCGGCTCGCCAAGCGGGAAGAGATGAACGAGGACTGGATTCGCGAGATGAATGCCTGGTTCAGTCGGCACGAGTCGGCAAGCAAGTCCCCCGGCTGGGACACGCCCGGCAAGGAGAAGCCCGGCTTTGTGGCGTGGCTCCTTTGGGGCGGAAACGCGGCCAAGAACTGGTCGGCCCGCAAGGTCAAGGAACTTGACGGCGAGCGCGACCTGCCCGTGATCGACGAGGATCGCGACATCGAGGAGGAGCCGAAGATCGTAGTGAAAGTCTCCGCGGACACCACCGACTTCGTAGCAAAGATGGCCCGCCTCAAGGCGGCGATTCTCTCCACTCCCTTGCACGGCAAGTGAGCGGCCTCATACACTACAGGTAGATACAAGCCTCGCGACGGACATCGCGAGGAACAGCACGAGCAGCGTGAGGATTCACGTCTGCGGCGAGCTAGCGGGAACCACCCGCCGGCCGCCGCATTTGCGTTTTGGCCGGCTCAAACAGGAGCAAGGCCAAGATGCCCTCGAATCTCAAGCGACTTCAGGATCGTGCCGCGGCCATCGCCGCTCGGATGACCGAACTGGCCGACGTGGCCGAGCGTTCGGAGGAGCAGACCGCGGAACTCCGCAAGCTCTCCGACGAGGCCGACACGGTCAAGTCCGATCTGGAGTTCGAGGGTCGCCTCGCCGCCAAGGAGCAGGAACTCCGCGCGGTGGTCGAGAAGGCCGCCCCGGCCCCCGTCGCCGCGCCGGCTCCGGCCGTCGAGGAGCGGAAGGTCGAGATTCGCCCCGTCAACCCGCACCACAGCACCCTTCGCTGCTTCAACGACGGCCCCGACGCCGTCGAGAGCGCCTACCGCTGCGGTCGCTGGATCGCTGCGACGGTGTTCAAGCGGGAGTCGGACATCCGGTGGTGCCGCGAGCACGGCATCGAGGCCCGCGCGATGAACGAGGGTAGCAACGCCGCTGGCGGCGCCCTTGTCCCCGAGGAGTTCGCTGCCCGCGTGATTCGGCTGGTCGAAACCTACGGCACGTTCCCCGGCGCCGCCGAGAACGTGTCGATGAGCCGCGACACGATGGTGATCCCGAAGCGGGTCACTGGCACCACGGCTTACTTCGTCGGCGAAGGCTCGGCCGTGACTGAGAGCGAGCCGACCTACGCGAACGTCAGCCTCGTGGCGAAGAAGCTCGCCGTCGGCTGCCGGATGAGCAGCGAGGTCGTGGAGGACACCGTTGGGGTGGTGTCGCTGGCCGACGCCGTCGGCCAGGAGTTCGGAACCAGCCTGGCCTACAAGATCGACATCTGCGGCTGGCTCGGCGACGGGACGCAAGGCACCTACGGTGGCATCAACGGCATCGTCAACAAGATCAACGACGGCAGCTACGGGGCCAGCGTCCACTCGGCCGCCAGCGGCAACACTGCCTTCGAGACGCTGGACATCGAGGACTTCCTCGGCGCGATGGGCAAGCTGCCCATCTACGCTCGCCAGGGCGCTGCCTGGTACGTCTCGCCGGCTGGATACGCGGCGAGCATCGCTCGCCTGAAGTACGCGGCGGGCGGCAACACCGTTGAGAACGTGGGCGCCGGTGCTGGCGAGACGTTCCTCGGCTACCCCGTGCGGCTCGTGCATGTGATGAACAGCGTGCTGGGTGCGGATTCCAACAAGGTCAAGGTGCTCTTCGGCAACCTCGGCCTGTCCAGCATCTACGCCCGTCGGCGTGACTTCTCGGTGCGGCTGTTCGATCAGGTCTACGCCACGACCGATCAGCTTCTCCTGCAAGGCACGATGCGTTTCGACATCAACCACCACAGCCTCGGCTCGGCGAGCGAGGCTGGCCCGGTGATCGCCCTCAAGACCGCCTGACACTAAGGAGTTCATCCCAGATGATCCACGCCCAGTTTGAGAAGTTCGCTGCCGCGCTGCCGACCGCCGCTGTTGGGGCCACGGCCACCAGCACTCTGACGATCGACCGCCTCGGCTACGATCACGTCAGCGTGTCGGCGATTCGCGCCAGCAACGCCAGCACCGTGTTCGCCAGCGTCCTGAAGGTCGAGGAGTCGGACAACAACTCCGACTACACCGACGTGACGGCCCTGGTGGGCGGCGGCACCGGCGGGTTCACGATCCCGGCGGTGAGCGACACCAACTCGGCGGCTGTCGTCCAGATGGACATCGACTGCCGGGCCAAGAAGCGTTACCTCAAGGTCAGCATGACCCCCGGCGCTTCGGCGACCCTGGCCCTCGTGGCCGGAATGTCGAAGGCCGAGGTCGCTCCCGTCAACGCTTCCCAGAAGGGCGTGATTGGCTGGGTGGTCGGCTAGTCGTCCCGTACAAGCGGGACGGCCAAGACGGCCGGCAAAGGCGCAAGGAGGCGCGCCCGCTCCTAACCCATAGGAGCGTCCCATGCTCGTTCGCGTCGGTGACTGTGAGGCCGAGGTCAAGGTGGCCGCTCTGATGAGCTGCCCCCGCCTCGGCTTCACTGACAATTTCTTCTGCGTCGCCCAGGCTCTGGCGCCGCATCGAATCTCGCCGATCAAGTACACCGGCGCGTTCTGGGGGCAGTGCCTCCAGAACTGCATGGAGGACGTGATCGACACGCACGACGTGATCCTCACGTTCGACTACGACACGATCTTCACGGCGAAGACGGTCGAAGCCCTCCTGGCGCTGATGATGTACAGCGGCGTCGATGCCATCGCCCCGCTCCAGACGAAGCGGGAGGCAAACACGGTCATGTTTGCCCTGCCCGGCATCAAGCCGGAGGACAAGACCACCGTGGAGGACGACTGGTTCCAGAAGCCCGTCCAGTTGGTCGAGACGGCGCACTTCGGCTGCACGTTTATTCGCACCGAAGCCCTCAAGAAGGTGCCGAAGCCCTGGTTCGTCGCCCACCCCAGCGAGGCTGGCGACTTCCGAGGGGGGCATATCGACGAGGACATCCATTTCTGGAAGGCGTTCTACAAGGCCGGCAACAAGTTGGGCATCGCCACCCAGGTCAGCGTCGGTCACGCCGAACTGATGATCACCTGGCCCAGCCGCTCCGACGCCGGCGGCAAGGTGCAGCAGCACGCCACTGACTTCTGGAATCGCGACCGCAACCCGCCCGAGGGCGCCTGGGGGTTCATCAAGTGAAGATTCGCATCGCCAAAGCATTCAACGGCTACAAGGTCGGCCAAGTCTTCGACTGGGGCGACGGCATGGCCCGCGTGATGATCGCCCGCGGCTTGGTCGTGCCGGCCGACGAGAAGCCCGTCGAGCGGGCCGTGGCCCCGACGGAGAACCTTGAGCGGGCCGTCGTTGACCCGCCCGTCAAGAGGAGGAAGGGCAAATGACCGTCACGATCGTCTACGGCTCGCCGCAGCACCCAGACTCGTCGATCACGCCGTATCGCAGCCTCACGCGGTCGGTGCCGCCCGCCGCCGAGCCGGTCACGCTCTCGGAGGCCAAGACGCAGTGCCGCGTGGACATCTCCGACGACGACGCCTACCTCTCCGGCCTGATCACCTGCGCACGGGAGTACATGGAGGAGGTGCTGGACATCTCCATGATCACGCAGACCTGGCAGGCCAGGTATGACGTGTTCCCCCTCTGGGAGATCATTCTGCCCAGGCCCCCGATGGCTGCGGCGGCCGTGACGATCACCTACCGCGACGAGGCCGGGAGCATCCAGACGCTCCTCTCGGCGAGCAACCACTTTCAGGTGGACGCCAACATCGTCCCCGGCCGGGTGTACCCGCTCTACAACGGCGTCTGGCCGGCGGTTCGGGGCGACGAGAACAGTGTCGTGGTGCAGTGGCAGGCCGGCTACGGGGCTAGCGGGGCCAGCGTGCCCAGCATCCTGAAGCAGGCCATGCTGCTCCTTGTGTCCCACTGGTACGAGATGCGTCAGCC